GTGCGCACAATGTCCTAGATTCCTCTTTTACAAAAACAGCCATCGCTATGCGACAAACCTTACACCGAAAGGTAGGGCGGCTGGTTGGTTATTTAGCCAATTTTAATTGACTTAACGTTGCTCACGCGGAATGATCTCCAATCTTTTGTTTCTGTGTCCCAGACAGAGATGTTGTTGTCACCACCGCGATTTTCTTGCAGCAGAACTTGACCATTCGTTGTTGGGGCAGGCACATATTCTCCAAGCAACGTGCATTTCATTGTGCGCTCTGTTCCATCAAGTTTTGTGAATGTGACAGTGACAACATTGTTACGAAGCATATCAAGCAAGTTTTCTTTTGTGAATACCATGTTACACCTGAGATAAGATTGGTTTGAGGGACTTTTCTGGTAAATGCCAATTCTTGAAAGTGACTTTAATCATTTCCTTAATTGTCTTCTTTGGAATACAACCTTCCTTTACCATAAGACCATTGTATCCTGCTTTAGCGTAATTGTCAATAAAGTGCTTAACGTCTCCAATATGTGCCTTCATAAATTCGATTGACTCTGGTTCTTCAGCCGACTTAAAAGTCAAGATATTGTATTTGTGTATCTCAAGATCTTGTGTTGCATATGGTGTGATTTTATCTCTGAACCGATAAACTGTTGTCTCAACCTCGTTGAATCCATTTTCTTGAGATGTGATTCCCCAAATTGCACCATCGATTTCTTTTAGGTCCATTTGACACCTCTCATTTAATAAAGTACCAGCCAGTAGCAATATACTTCGGATGTGTGTAGACAGTCAAGCCACGATGTAAATGTGTAAATGCTGCAGGAAAAATACAAACAGTTCCAACAGTTGGTTGCACTTTCATGTGCTGATACATAAACTCAGTTTCTGCCTCGCCTTCTGGCATGTCGTTTAGATAAAGAGTCCAAACTAATTCTCTGTCATGAGAGTCTTGACCTGCCACTTGTTCATGATGCCAAACATGATATCCTCCATATGGAAGAGTTCTTTGTATCTTAATACAATTTCTATTTGTTAAGAATTGGTCTTTAATGTGAGTAAATTCTTCTCCATATTGCGTAGCACAACTATCAACAGCGTCTGAAATAAGTTTTGTTAATTCTGGTTCACCATACTCTTCACGATTCAAAAAAATTGCCTGATCTTTTCTGAATAAACAATTTCCCCATTTATTGTCCTCGGCTAAATGGCGCAGTTCTAATTTGCTGTAATGGTGATCAAACCTTTCGATAATATAGTCACATGTTTCTTTTGAAAGAAAGTTTTTCCAAACACGAATAAAAGTTTCCATTACACTTTCTCCGCACATTTCTCTTGCATGTATCTTGCAATATACCAAGCATCAACAACGTCAGTTGTTGGTGAACCAAGTTTGGTTGTTGGACTAATGATATTGTGCAACTCAATTCCTGTCTCAGCAACAAAGGCTTCGTACATCTTTTCTTTTGTTGCGTTACCCTTTCCAGTGGCATATTTTTTTACAACAGTTGGAGGCACAGTAAAAAACTTATAATCATTTTTGTAAAGCATGTATTTTAGTATACCGCAGTTCTCGGCTAAATTAAAAACTTTTCCTTTAGAACCAAAAGAATAGTCTTCAATTAAAACTACAACTTCTTCTTTTTCAAATCCACCAAGAATAGTCAATACCCAACTTGCGATGTTTTCATATCGTTCTTGGTCTGTTAGGTATTCCTCATGCTCCTCGCCGAGGATATTGTGAAACTTTCCTTGTACCGTTTTACGATCGTTTAAAAAATAAAAATAAGAGTTTGAAAATGTTTTATCTTTACTGATGCAAACACAAGGGGAAGTCAGGCTGTAATCAATGCCTACTGTAATCATCTTCGTCTAGAAGATCTTCGTCAGATTCATCTTCTTCTGAAAAATAATCAGAATCGTCATTGAAGTCTAACTCTTCATTTTCCGTATCATAAAAATCACCGCAGAATGGACAGTGACTTGGAGAGTAACTTACTTCTTCATCATCAAATGATAATGCGAAGGAAGATCCACAATTGTCACAAACAATCTTTAAATCAGGCATAATTACCCCCTAGTTACAGCAAGAATCTTTTCAATCTGCTTCTTAATGACAGGTTCGCGATTTTCCCATTTGATCATTGGCTTGTCTGGGTTTTTCATTAAATTATATAGAAGCGGAAGAATCAATCCTTCTAGTTCTTTTAGTTTTGCTTTATGTTTTTCTTCAAGAGCAGCAACATATGCATTCTGTAATGTCTGTTCTTGAGCGTCTAATAGAGTGTCAATCTTTGCTTGTAGTGCAAGCAACTGATCCGTGTTTGCTGCAGGTGCTGTTGGAGTTGTAGTCTTTACGACTGTTTCTTCGTCTTCAAAACTAAATCCAAAATCAAATTCGTTGTCTACGTCAGACATGTTCTTTTACCTCGTATTCGTATCTATCATCATCTGATAACACCCACTTGGCAGAATTTTCTACAGACCACATTTGTGTTCCGAGTTTTCTTTCAATGACATTCTGCCCTGGTTTTGTCACAAATGATGGTTCAAATGCACGTATACGATTATTTGGTTGAATAGCAAAATTACCATCATCGAGTTTAATTACATGACCACATTTATGCTGCCCTGGAACTTCACTGAATCCAACATCAGCCATGTTTCGATCTTCTTGCGACCAATCAAGAGTGAACAAATATGTTCCTTCTTGCCATCGCTTTTCTCTGTCTATATAGCGCATTCTTTTGTTACAAAGAAAATCGAACTGAGTGACGCCGATGTATGAACTAAATGAATCCCACAAGACTAGATTGTGTAAGGCTTTTTGCGGCGCAGGAACTTTATGACAGAAAGCGTGTATCGGCATGCGAAACCAAAGCCCTTCGTCTTCCATGATGAAATGAAAAAGTGGGGCACGATGCGGTATCGACGCCACACCGAATATAAGGACTGGAAGATATGTGTCCTTCGCTTCATCGAACTCTGTTCTGTTCTGAAGAAAATTGGTCCGCACATAACATTCTATGGGCGGGATGTTTGCATTTAAGTATGCCATGTTAGTATATATTCAATCAAAGAAGAAAATATGAAATAATCTTGCATCTTCTTTCTTTGTTCCAAAGTATTGAGTGGCAGAGTGTAAACAACGCGCATCAAAAATTACAAGGCGATTAAAGACGTTTCCAATCTGATCAATTAGTTCAAACTTTGTTCGATCGTAAAATCCATGCATTGAATACACGTCTGATTTCGGTGGATCTGCGAGCGTAATTCCAGTTTGTTTATGGCGATAGAAAGAAGTTCCAGTTTCAAATGGTGCATCTGGTGTTAAGAACACCATCGCTGCCCATGTCTGAGTATCATGATGATGGACAAGAAGATCTTCTGGAGTGCAATATTGAAACACACCATTCATCGTTCCATCTCCAGGAAATTCTCGAATCTTGACTCCCATGATCTCTTCAAATCTTTGTTTAATCTGAGGTGTGTGATATACGTTTGCAGTGCGCTTTCCCTTATAAAACCGCAAATCATCATTGAAATCTTGTTTTAGAGCAAACTCTCGAAGAGCATATGGATCTTCATAGAAGTTATCTACAACCCATAACTTTTTTCTTGGATTACGATTCATTGCAAACAACGAACCCATTGGAGTAAATTGTTCATTCAAGGCAATTGCTTGCTCATGTAGAAATTTTACATGCGTCCCAGTATCATGATAATAGTGTTGGGATACAGCGAATTGAATACTTGGAAATGGATTCTTTCTATCTGGGTGCATTAATCGTGTTGTCACTTGCAACATCTTTTTGTAATCCATCAACTCCCAATACGTTTCTGCCATATTAACCAAGTGATCATTTCTTGATGGAACAAACTGCTCAGTTCTTTCCCACCATTCAATCGCTTTATAGTGTTCGCCAAGAACTCTGTGCGCAACACCAAGCACATTACAAGCATAGTACCCCATCTCATCAATTGACTCAGGATTATTACGTTTGTATGTTGTCATAAATCCAGGTTCTCTTCTTTCTAGCCATTCGCTAAAATAAAAGATAGTTCTTCGCGCCATTTCAATGGTGTGATTAATTCCAAGCGGAAGTTTGTTTGGCATAGAATCTTCATAACTTTTACCAACGTAAAAGAAATGATACATGTTTTCAAGCATTGAGTTTTCTCGAATCAATTTTTCTTCGAGTTTTAAAGCATCTAGTGCATATTTTGCAGGATTCTGGTGACTTTCTCCTGTTGATTTTCCGCCAGCAAGCATTTTAAATTGAAGACCCAGATTTTTTGTTGAATAGTTATGACCATATTCATTATCAAGATAGATTGTTTCATGGGCTGGATCATGATTGAATCGCCATGGTAAATCAGATCTCCAGATCCACGTTCTAAAATATTGGCATCCTGGAGCTTTAGCATGAACTGAATATGCATGAGTTGAATGATCGTTTAGTTCATTCCAATTGAAATCATCATCAACCTCCAGAGCCTCATCACAATCCATCTTCATAATCCAATCACAATTATGATTGGCTTGCAATGCCTTTTGGAGAACATGGTCGCGATTCCAACCATATCCAATCCAACCTTCTTCACACTTGTACATGAATCCTGGAATGTTATGTTTTTTTGCCCATTCTTCTACAATTTGCGGAGTTCCATCAGTAGAACCATTGTCTTGTAAGACCCAAAAATCAATATAAGGAGAGACAGATTCCAGCATTCTACCAATGCCAGCAGCCTCGTTTTTGAACATTGAAATCATACAAATGCGACCGTTTGTCGCAGTATTTTTATTGTTTAACATAAATCTATTCCTATATTCATACTCTTCAATAGCGTTGATATAAAGATCTCTGTTTGTATTGTGGAAGTTATAAAAAACTGGTTTACCTAAACCAATCCATGCTTCAGATAAAAATCTTCTACCCTCAATTTTACCACCAAAAAAATAATTAGTATTTTCTACAAAATTCCAATCTAGAGTTTTTATATATGATGAATTTGCCCACCACATGTTCCCGCTATAATGCCCAAAATCATGAAGTTTACCAATGGCTTCTTTAGAACCAAGTTCATTTACTGCAAAATATGGAAGCCATTCTGTACCAACCGTATCAAATGTCTGGTATGTTCCAAATTGAGTCAACAAAGATGGTACGTTTAATTTATTAACACACGTCCTCCATTTTTCAATCAAGAAAAATTCAATGTAGTTTCGCCACTTTATAATGTTTTTATAACAATCCATTGTCAAAAGTTTATTCTTTGGATTGTTAACATTAGACCAAATTTCTTCTAATTCATCAACACTAGAAACATATAGTTTTTTCTTATCGCCTAAAGACCAAGTGACTCCTTTTGCATGAAGAAATAAAACGTTCCAATTGTCTTGTTTATTTTTACAAAATTCATACAAGGATCGTAGTGTTGGTGCCTCTCCTTGTTTTTTATCTTCACCGTAAATTCTTTGTATCACATCAATTCTATCATAATCTTCTTGGGTCATTGGTAGAATTTCTTCTCCACTAACTCCAATATAGATAAAATCAGCAATATCGAACAACAAACTTTTTTTAAGTTTGTCTATCTGTTCTTTGAACACATTTTCCCAATCACCATATTGATACACATGGTAAAAAATTGCAATTTTTGTCATATTGCTAATAAGTGCGGTCTTTTCTTATCCGATTTAACTGCACAAAGCCAAGCATCAGTGACCGCAACGTTAATTTCTCTAGGTTCCCAATAGTATGTTTCAAGTCTAAATGATTGAAATTTAATTTTATCGTTGCGAATAAAACGAGCATAGGTTTTGTCAATGTAATACCAAAAACAATTCTCATTCCAATAACTCACATGTGTTGGATCTTGAAATGCTCCTCGACCATCAGTGCTCGGAACCTGGATAAATGCCCAACCCCCATCAACAAGAACGCGATGAATTTCAGACATAATCTTATGCTTATCGTGTAAATGCTCAAGAATATGAGAAGCATAGATTACGCCAACTGAGTTGTCTGGTAATGGGATGCCTTGGTTTAAATCCCATTTAAAGTTCCCATCATCCAAATCAATGTTAATATTGCATCCAGGTTTTGGATCAATCCCACCACCTAGTTCAACAATATGAAGTTTTTGATCTCTTGCATCTTTGCAAGCAAGATCCCACGCATATTTTTTAAATAACTCTACTGTTGTTTCTTGAATTTGTTGATTGCGTAAAAGAAAACTATTTTGTCCAGTGATTCTGTAGATATACAAAACTTTTGGAATGTGGTGCATTTTCGTATTAAGATAAGTTCGAATCATGAGTTCATGATCGTCACAAACACTTAATCCTACATTATGCCCACCGATTGATTTATAAAATGACGCTCTCCAAGATCGAACATGATCTGGAGAATACCAGATAAAAGATAATGCTCGACTTGTTGGTGGAAAACTATTATGAGCAATTAATTTTTTTCCTTCCCACTCAACAACTCTGGATGTCCATCCACACGCTTCATTAAAATGATTCAGATTTTCTTCGTCAGGATACCACTGAGCATCATCACTGTAGACAAATCCAACATCTGGATTTTCTTGATATGCTTTTGCAAGTTCCTCTAAACAATCTACTGTAAGAAGATCGTCATGATCCATTTCAACAAGCACTTCACCTGTTGCCAGGTGAAATGCTTTATTTTTGTTGAATCCAATATTTGTATTTGGGTCTTCGCTTGTGAAGATTTTTACACGCGGATCAATCTTTACATAATTATCAATTTGATCTGAAGTTGCTCCTCCATTCAAAAATAGAACCCATTCCCAATTTTCATAGTTCTGAGTTCTTAGGCTATGATATAGTTCAGTTATAAACGCATTTTTAAGATGCGTTGGTGTAATCACGCTTATCTTCACAAATCACCTCAAATAATTATTGAGCGGCAGGTGCCTCAACTGCAGCAACATCAGCAGCAGGAGCGGCTTCAACGGCAGCGTCTGCAGCAGATGCTTCGGTAGCAACTTCAACAGCAGGTGCTGCTTCAACTGCGGCTTCTTCCTTTGCGCCACAACCAACTAGACCAACAGCAACTAAACCAACTAGAATAACATTCTTCATAACTTTCTCCTTTTTATATATTAACAACTAACAACATTACTTTTTAGCAGCGAGTTTTGCTACCCTTTCTGCTTCTCTAGCAGCCAACTTTTCAGCCTGTGCTTTTGCGAAATCAGCCTCTTTTTTAGCAATGGCTTCTTCTCTCCTCAAAGCAGTTACAAGTTTTCTTTCTTCGAGATAAGTGTGTCTGCTAGGATCTTTACTTCCTGGTGCCTCATTTTTTACCATCGCAACAAATGCTTCAAGGTTGGTTTCTCTCATAATTCTGCGATCTTCCAACCACTTGGCAGTAATTTCTCTTGCTTGTCTAGCGCACTCAGCAGCTTTTTCTGGATTGTTCACACGCCACTCAAGAAGTTCTGTTACCTTTTCCGTTGCCCATTGCTCGGCAATTCGGGCTTCCTTTCCCTCTGGCGTTAGTTTCAAAAAAGCCTCTTCTGACATATTTTGTATATTTACTGACATTGTTTTTTACCCTCGTGTTATGTATCAGATCTCGCAAACTCCAGCGGAGCATGCGAGTTCCTTTGCTGAAGTTGTAGTGTCTGTTTCTTCCATAAACTCCACCCAGTTGATGTCAACGTTCTGGAGCGCAAGAAGTTCATTATACTTCGCTTCATCAATTTCTTCGTATGGTGCTTGGCGATATGAACCATTGTCACGTGGAAGGAAAGAAACACCTGAAAGAATTGAGATGTTCTTGTAAACCCATGCACCAACTTCCATCCACTCATCATCACCAACGTAAACAGTAATAGATGGTTTATGTTCACACCAGTGATCCTGATAGATTTTCCAAAGTTCCAATTGCTCAATGGCAGTCATGTCATTGCGAGTGACGGAATTCTTTGGGGCTTTCATTGGGAATGAGAACACCCAATTTGACTTGCTGTAGAAATCTTCTTCAGCCTTGTATCCCTTGTCAATCATAAACTTGGCAAGAGGATCCTTCATGTCTGCTCTTACACGGCGAATGTAAAACTGAGCATAACGTGGGTGAATGCCTGATGCGGAATCCACCAATTGAGAAACAGTGCCTGAAGGTTTAACGCAAGTGATTGCAGCCGAC